ATCAGGTCGATGTTTCGCGTTGGTTTGAATGTAATCATCAGTCAATCAGCCCATGTAATCTAAGTGCTGTTTCAAGCGCCAGAATACGCTGCCGCGCCTGCTGCAAACCTGTAGCGAGAGCCGCGACTTCGGATTGTGTGTACGTAGTGCCGACCGTGTATGACTGGTTAGCGTTGAATGAGCCAAGAAGAGGTGTACCTGTGGCTGCAGTCCATCCGGTATTTCTTGCTCCAACAACCTGAATTCCATCAACTGAATATGATGTTTTTACATCCAGCGGTGACGCAAGAGACTGCGATTCGGTTACGGTTTTCGATACGTAATCACTCTTAATGTCAGATACATCGCTTTCTACGCCATCCAGTCTTTGGTCAACAGTGACCAGATGCGCCTGAATATCGATAACCTCATCCAGCAAGTAATCAACATCGCTACGCAGTACGACTATCTTCCCTTCGGCGGTTGTTAACCTGACCTCAAGGAGATTTATCGCTTTTGTGTTTGCGGTGATTCTTGCATCGTGGTCAGCCAGTTCGACATCCTGTTCATCGTTTTTCACCTGAGCATCGTAAGCGCCCTGTCCGGCCTCGTTGGCCTTGTTAGCCACGTTACCAACATCAGTGCCCTGTGCGATAACGTAAAGCAGATACGACTGCGAGAAGATATTGCGTGGAAGGACTGATGTGTCGAGCCGTGTAGCCTGAATGATTACCGGCACATTGAGATTCGAATCCGCCATTACTCAATCCTTATCTGGCAGCCTGAGAGAGTGACAGGTGACTTAGTGATAACGCGCAATTTGAAGCCGACATTTTTCCTTATTCGCCCGACACGCTTCCACAAAACGCGTTTGTCGTAAACGAACGGTTCATTCTGCTCAATCATCTGCTCACGCCCGTAATTGATGCCGTCAGTGGTTGCAGAGAGAAAAAGGCGGTCAGCGTACTGCGCAACTCCAGTTGACGATTCAACTTCAAGGTCGAACACTCTGGCGTTATCCGCTTTGAACAGAGGAGTAAACAGCAGATGTTCCTGTTGCTTGTCGTACTGGCTGCTGATGTCGAATTGCAATTTCCCTGTCATCGATTCAAGCTTATCGCCGCACGTTATCTGATTGCCTTCGTAAATGAAGTCGATAGCGCGGTACACATCGTCATACAGGCCTGTTTTCAGTACACACCATTGCGGACCATTGGCGCTTGAAGATGCGTCGTACACGAGGACGTGACGCGTAAGATGGATAATCAGCAGTTCATGCGCATCAAATCGCAACGATTCCATCACGCCATCAGCCAGTTCATCAGCAGTGTAGGAGCGGAGAATTTTCTCAATGCTCGCGCTGGCGATTGGTGACACCTGACCGGAGCCGATGATGTATACAGACGGCGCACCCGTTGCCGGATTGCTGATGAACGCATACGAGTCAGCAAACGGCGTTTTGCAGTAAGTTCCGGCAATGCCTTTCTGCACCATCAGCGATGGTTGTGCGACATACAAAGCGGCACCAACGGTGGTTGCACCAGTCAGGGAGAAATATTCAATCGTTGATGAACCAAAGCAGACGATGAAGTCTCGCCATGTCCCGATACCGATGATTCCGTCCGGCTGCGATTCTGCGCGATATTGTGCGCTGTAGCGGTCAGGATGCGATTCGTCTTCAAGGTCAGTGATAAACCATGAATCAGTGCCGTCTTTTGACCACGCATAACGCCCACGTAAGCGCGTAATGTCACGGACCGAACCTAATTCATACTGCGTGAATCCGCTGTCTGTTGGCCAGTTTGAGACGGTTTTAACCGTGCCATCATAACGATACTCGACCAGTTTCCCGTTAACACCTACCGCCTGTGATGTCCGACCATGGGCCATTGATACGCGACCACTTCCGGCGACGTCACCGACTTCGCTTTCGCCTTTGTAGAGCTTGCCACCACAGACACGATAAACAGCATTCTGCGCCATGTTGTACTCGACGCCGCGCGATACACCGTTCACATCAGAGCGTTTGGCAATGCCCGGGAATGAGCGAAGATATCCGCTGCTGTTCAGGATTTCTTTGGGGGTTGCCAACATATTCACTGGCAGATAGTCGATATAGTCGGCGTTTCGAAAGTCTTTGCCGACACCTTTCATAAGCGGAAGTTGCTGAATCGGCATTTATTCACCTCACGTACTCGGATCATCTTTCTCGATGTAAAACCGATTCCACGTAAACGCGCTTTTGTTACCACTACCGCGAGGCATGTCATTTCTCCGCTCAAGTGGTGGTATTTTGGTTAAAGCGATACAGATTGTCTGATATGCACTGTCAGCAGCGGTAAGGAGAGCGTCTGACGGCTGAATGACGTTATCCATGCACACTTGCACAGCGAGTTTCAAAGCGACGCCATCATTTGCCCATGCAGGGATACCTGAATCATCGTCAGGTAACGGCATGATGCCGTTTTCTGTATCAGCAAACTGATACCCAAGCTCGATACCTTTTGCCTGCCATGCTGCCATCATGTCTTCGAGGTCATTAATGGCATCTTCAATTGCCTGAGGGTCAGCATCTGTCAACGTGGCATTGGAATACAGCCCGGCTTTTCGTAAAGCCTTAAGAACGAGATCACCCTTCGTTTTCGCCATCTTCTTCCGCCTTAGCCACTTTTTGCTTCGTTGCGGTTTCTTCAGGAGTTTTTACCCAGCCTTTTTTCAGGTGAGATTTAACTTCTTCGTCATCAACAATGATGTAATCGACAGCAAACTGACCACAGGTGATCATGTTGCCCGGCTTATAGAGCATTGTTCGTGCCATTGTCTTCTCCCAATAAAAATGGGGCCGAAGCCCCACCTAAATTACTGCCCGGCAATAACGATGCCCGTATATTCAGGAACCAGTACAGAGCAACCGTACAGAGTGGTGAAACGCGCAGTGGTTACGCCTTTGATGTGGTCGAAGGCGTAAGACATGATCAGTGTAGCGCCCTGCTCGGTGGTTGCTGTCATTACCTGTGGACCCTGACCAGTCGGGAACGCCAGTTTGCCGTACATCAGTTCAACAGAACCATCAGCCCAGAACAGGTTAGCCGGTGCGGCATTTTTGTTGAGAATGGTGATTGCTGCGCTACTTGCCGCATTAGCATCAACGTTTGCATATGGACGGCTGGCGACATCCGCGTTGTCAGGCGGCAGAATTTTCGGGGAGATAGTTACTGTCGTTCCGCTAACTGCCAGAACGCGGAATACCTGCGGCTGCCCGGTGGTATCTTTGGTGATCTGGTGTACGGAATTCACCCCTGCGATGGTAAACGCATCGCCAACCTGCAAACCTTCAGCAGATACCGTAATGGTCCCCTGTCGGTTATCCACTGGCATTTCGTTAGCATCTTTCGCTTCAACCTTGTGCGCAGGTGCTGCTGCCAGCGTAATGGAAGTTGCTGTACCCTTCGGAACACGACCAGAAATATCGGTCTTGTAGCTATCGAAGGACGCAACCGGAGGGATCTGCGCTTTTTCGTATGCTGTCAGGGTTGCGCCCTGAGCATAGGCACGGTGACCAAGCTCGCCAGCAAGGTCTTTGTAGTTGAAGGGGTTCCAGAAAGAGCGGCGGTTGATACCCTGTGGTACACCAATCGCCGTCATGGTGGCATCAATACCTGCCGCACAGTTCCACAAATCACGACCCTGTGAACCAGTGGTTGAGTCAGCCATTGTGATCACGTTAGTAGCACGCTGCGTGACCATGGAAATCAGGTCAGAGTCAATCTGTGCAGCAAGGCGCATACCTGCGGCGCGACCAGCTTCAGTTTTATGTTCCGGGTCACGCATTTCACGCGCATCCAGAGTGTACAGAATGTTTTTCGGCTCCTTGAACACAGAAGGAACAAGGCGCTGAACCAGTGCTGTTGGCGTTTTGCCGCTGAGGTCTAGGCCTTCCTCAATGTTCATGTGGTAATGCTGCGGACGATACAGAACATCACCTGCTCGCTGCATTGCTGTATCACCGGGACGGAATTTTTTAGCGTTACGGGAAACTACGCAGGCGGCCTCAAAGCCTTCAACGTAGTTTTCGAACATGATTTCAAGGTCTTTTGCTAATTGGTTAGCCATGTTTAATGCTCCGATAGGTTATTTTTTTGCCTTTTTAGCGGCGAAATACGGCGTCCAGTCACCAGTTTCCAGCGCCTTGGCTTTCAATTTGCCGAGGTTGTTGATTACTGCGCCGTTGCTCCCCTTAACTGTCGGGGTTGTGGCTGCCGTGGTTTTTGCTTTTGGCATGACTCTGGCCTTCGATTCGATACGTTCCAGCAGACGACCAATTGCTACGGGGTTGGTAGCTTCTGCCAGTTGCTTGCGCAGTTCAGCGTTGCGACCGAGCGCCAGAACAACGATTTCCGGCTTCTCTGACTCAAACAGGATCGCGTTTTGTGTCTCGATGGGGATTTCCTCGAGTACGGCCTGTTCTGCTTCCTGATAGCCAGGAACTTTGAGAGCCTTAACACGTTGCTGATATTTGGATAATCGCTCTTGATAGGCAGCCTGAAGCTCCTGCTCCTTCTGCTTGCGAGCCATCTCCTGTTGCTGGTACTTGCCGTTATCCTCTGCCCACTTAGCCATGCGTTGCTGGTAGATTTCTTCATCGAAACCGATGTCCTCATCATCCAGTTTTGGCATTCGCGGTGGTTGAGTTATTACCGGCTGCTGCTCGACGGGTTTCTGAGACTGACGCATCAGCTCTTTCAGCTCGCGGTCTTTCTCTTTAATCGTCTTGCGCAGGTGTTTTACCAGTCCATGCTCTGCGCCATCTTCGCTGGTTGGCGAATCCAGCTTTTCGTCACCAAAGTAGAATTCCTGTTCTGATTCGTCGCCATCAGTTTCAGTAGCTTCCTCTGCATCATTGCCGGAGGACTCACTGCCATCTTCTGTTTCGACTTCTTCAGCCAGTTCGACATCATCAGGAATCTGCTCTGACGCATCGGTTTCGATTTCAACTTCTGGTGTGTTTTCTGCCATCTGGTCCATTTGTTACCCCTGTTTACTCGATGTTCAGCCCATCGGAAGGCAATAGGGTGCCAGGCCTCATAAAGACAGCCATTGCACGTTATGGGTTAATTACTGCTGTGGTTGTTGCTGAGTTGATTTTTGCAGGATGCTGCTGATGTCCATGCGCTGCGCATGACCCTGTGCCTGACTTTTCAGGACAAGCTCTGCATCAGCACGGGCATTGTCTCCTTGCTGTTGCTGGAACTGTCCGAGCAGTTTCAGAGCCTCGCGGATATCAGATTTCTGCTGGCTATCGGCAGATGCGAGGATTTTCACAACGTTTGCCGCTGCAACCTGAGCATCAGTCTGTGCCTGGAATGCTTTAACCTGAATGGCTGCCTGTTCGTTCTGCGCTTTCTGCAATTCAGCCTGACCAGCAAGAAGCTGACCTTGCGCAGCAACCATAGCCGGATC